CGCCTCCACATCAACAGTAGAATTAGTTTCAATATCAACCCGGAAGCCACGCTGGAGATCGTCCCTTAGCAGCTGTACAGCCTCTTCAAACGTGGGGGCAGAGAGGACGGCCTGGAGCTGCGGCGGAACGGGCTTCCCTGTGGTGGTGTGCTGGTTTGCCAGTTGCGCAGCTTGTGCCTTAATCTGGGCCGTGGAAGCTTCCACACCCGTCATTTTCTGAAGCTCCTCAACGGGAATCTTATCCGCCGCAAGTTCCACAATGGAGCGGATGAGAGCACGAACAAGGAACTGCACCATACCTTGCATTTTCCTGATCCGCAGTCCGCCCCAACGCTCTTTAATCTGCTGCGCACCCAGGGTTTCCGATGCCTTAGACGACCCGCGAATTATATCCGCCAACCCGGTGATTTCGAAGATAACCTGTTTGATCTGCTCCCGCTGGGCATAGAGCTGCTGGAGGACAGTTACCAGCTTTTCAATCGGCATGAGCCAGAGGGCACTGTCGAGCTTGCCTTGCCCGCCCTGGAGTGCAGCAACATTCTCCACTGGAGAGAGCTGACCATCCTCCAGTTCGAAGATCTTCTCCAGTCCATCCACAGAAGCATCATAGGCCCCCCGAACCTTCATCACACGGATAATCTTCGCAATGCGGAGGGTGACGGCGTTGAGTTCCTCCGCCTGCCGAACATAGAGGTCATAAGGGGCAACAGGCGTCATACACCCAACTTTTCGGAGCCACAAGAGTTGTTGTGGACACGGAAAAAAGCTGGAAAGATTGAGCGGATCATCAACCTGGCGGAGAAACCCCTCTTTATAGTTTGGTGAGACAAAGTGGACCTTTTTCGTCCTTTTATCCCATATTTCCCAGACAAGTGCGGTTTTCAGGCTGCCTTTATTCTCGTTATCATCCTGGAAAGTATTGTCTGAATCTTCTTCCGCGGAGGAAACAGGGACTTTTTCCCCAATAGGGCCAAAGTTATCCACCAGCTCATCCCGCGTCATCGCGTGCCAGCGGGCAATCCACCAAATATCCTTCTTTCGCTTTGCGTAGCTCTGCCGGAATGTGTCCCACGCCACGCAGTCCATCGTAATCACGCCGCTTTTCATTCCAAGCCACGGTATACCGCGCCCAACCAAGAGCGCTTCATGAAGGGTCTGCTCCATCATTTCGTGGAAGCTGTCCTCAAACCCCTCTTTGTTCGTGTCAAGATGGTATTCAACGATTTTGTTCGCGATCTTAGCTGCGAGCAGCCCCAAAGGGTCTTTTTTGTTGTACCTTCGCCGAATTGCCGGGCGTGGGGTTGTGTTATAGATTGCTGGAGAAAGGGTCTCTGTGTTACTGTACAGGATGTTAAATTGATGAGTCGCCTTTTTCTCCGCCTCGTATATCTCAACAACTTCAGCGGAGGACTTTCTCCATCCCTCTTCTCGCTTGCTGGAAAGTTCAAGCTCGTCAAGCCAAAAACTAACTTGGCTAGCTGCCTTCTTTCCTACATCTTCCGGGCGTTCTAAGGTCTCTTCGGCCATACAAGCTCCTACGCAGCTAGGCGAGCACGCCTCTTGCGCTCGATTAATTCGTTGATGGTAAGTTGTGTTTCATCTCGGGGCAAGGCTGCAGGCGGCTGTATACGGGGCAGCCAAGGACGGCTCATACAGGCATACCGCGTTTCGTCGGCGGCGTGGTCCTCGCCCTCTGTGTCCAGGTCCTCTTTATTCCGGTCATCGTGTTGGAGGACAGGGATGGTGCGGATTGTGTCCGCGCAAATGTCGAGGAAGTAGAGCATGGGAAACCCTGCTTCGCCATTAAGCCTATAGCGAACTTGTTGCCACCCAGGAATCCGCTTATTGTCCGCCCGCCTCCACTGCACCCCTTTCCGCGCCATAATCTCGCCTATACTCGGCCCACCATCCTTGATGAAGATCGCCGGGTCTGCCACGCTGTAGGTGATTGCCTCTCCCAGTTCCTCCCTATCGCGAATACCTTGGGCGACCTCGCTGACTTCCATCCTCATCCCCACGTTGTCATTGACAGCGCCATACCATTCCCTATACTTCAACAAGGCATTACGAGGCAGGCCCCAGGTTCCATCACTGATAACATACCAGCCAACACTGAACGGGCGAGCAAAGCCCCAGTCGAATGCGCGGAACCGGCGGGCTGACTTTGGGATTTGCGGGAGCCACTCACTAGCGCGGAGGACATGCTTCGCTTCGTCGAATTCGTCGAAGAACGCTCCGTCGATAATGTTCCAATCCCCTTCCAACCACGCCTTAACCAGAGCCTCGGAGCCAGACTGCTGCAGCCGGGCAATGTAAGTTGGATCGTTTACCATCAGGAGCTGATTATCCTCAATCCGGGAAGGGATGAAGATACGCTGCATAACCTGATCGCCGTAGGTTGGATGGGAAAAGTGTTCTTCGATGATTTGATATCCAGCAGGGTTGGGGTCGATATAACGCTTCTTGACCCAATTGTGCCCAGGTCCCCCAGGGTTGCCTGTGAGCCGCATTCCAACAGGGATACCGGAGGGGCTGCGGAGAGTCGCGCGAAGGAGGTTGATTGGGGCCGGAGAGGGAAAGTTGGTCGCTTCCTCAATGTACACTCGGCTGTAATTGTGGCCCTGATACTCTTCCGCGTCAGAATCGCGTTCGAGGTATCGGAACTTCAGCCGAGCTCCATTGGGCATGGAGAATTCGGCCTTCTGCTCGTGCCATTTCGCCCCAAGGGGACGGTAGATCTGCTTCGCCCTCGCGATAGCCTCTTCGAGCTGCTTGAACTTCCGACGGAAGAACACACCAATAGCCGCTTCTCCATAGGCCTGACTGTGCTCCAGCCAATCTCCTAGGCTACCTTCCGTCTTTCCACCACCCCGCGCACCGCCGAAGAAGACTTCGAACAAGGGGCAACTAATCAGGGCAGTTTGTGGGCCTTCCTGCGGACGCCAGATGACGGATGGGTTGGCGGTCATTCCTTTCTTGCCCTCTGCGCCTTTCTCCAGGCAACCGCGCGGGCGACCAGCTCGGCCTGTCCTTCAGGGGTATCTGGGTCAAGATTGACTGTGCGACTATCACGCAGTCCAGCAATGTTTGCCTCGGCGTTTTCTCTGTCGTGCCGCCAGTCCCCCGAACTGAGAGAGGGGAGGGTATCAACAAATTGGTAGAGCTTGGCTAACCGTTCCAGCTCCTCAAGGTTCTCAGGTCTCCTTCTTCCATAGTCCATGCCCCCCATGTAACTGGCGGCATGGCTCCCCTCTGGATTCCAATAACCCTGTGGCGTATTGGGAAGGGTTTGGCCGGAGTAGAACTGCTGCCAAAGTTTTGGGGCAAGGTCATTGTATGTCTCGGCATGTTCCGCGAAAGCGCCGGAAGGTAGCAACATATCTTTCGCGGCGAATAGTACGGCATCAGACCAGCCCTTTGGCCTTAGGGGAAAGGTTGAATGTTCCATCTGTTTTTGTTGCTGGAGGAGCTTGGCAGAGGCAAGGCGTTCGGCAAACGTGGGCATACTATTTTCCTATACTAGCGGCACACTATCATTTTCTACCTTGTTTTTTCCGGACAGGCGTTTCCCCTTACCTATCCAGGTCATCGTCATCATCCTCCCCCAGCTCAACCATAATGTGCTGATTCAGCTCTTCCACATCTTCAATTTCCTCGAAGAATGGCGGTTCTGTTGGAATCGGTGTATGAGATAACGGCGGTTCTGGCTGGTGCCCCAGGGGCGAATTGTTGTGCCCAGCGGGCCGATGGACCCCAACCCAGTCCTCGTAGGAAGCCGCCTTGGCCGGAACCACCGCGACGAAGTTTTGCACAGTCACATTACTATCCCGCACACCCAGGCCGAGCCCTTTCCTCGTAATCTCCATTGCCTTGATCGCCAAGTCGGGGTCCCTGGTGGCCTCTAACTTCTCCTCCACGATCGCCAGACTCAGCCGGCCTACCCCCTCAAACAGGTGCTCCAGGCTCTTCGTAATCATCGGGTCTACTAAGGTATCTCTCCGTTCCGCAAACCTCTTTTTGAACGAATCCGAAGCCATAACCTGACTTACCCAAGCCTCCGTGTAGCCGAAGTGGCGCGCCACCTCCCTCTGCGTCGCCATTGGCCGGGCAATCAGCACATCAATCATCGCTTCATGGCTATACCGCACCTCTGCCACCGCATTCACCCCATCTGCATAAGCCATCGCCGCCCCCTCCACAGTCATCAGTCTCGCGCAACCTTACCCCGCACCGCCTAGGAAAGCAAGTGCGCCCCTTTACCATTGCGCATAACTACGTTTTACCCTGAAGACTGAAAACTCCACCTAGTGAGTACAGGTGGAGTGTACCACTAAAGGTCCAAAAAACAGACCCCCTACCTGCCGAAGGTGACGGGGGGGTAGTACGGATGTACTATAAGCGGTAGACGGTGGAGGTAGTATGAATTGACTAGAAGAAAATAGTACGAATGTGTCATGACGGCGGGGCAGGTTATAGCTGATGATTAGGTGTCGGCAATGTTGCCGATGATGAATAGGAGCAATACCATGAGAGGTGAATTGTATACATACTCAGCCGATGAGGTCGGCGCCACAATGAGTTATGCTGATGGCGAGGTTGATCGAATCATCTGGGCCGATCTGTCGGAGGAGATCAAATTAAAACTCTTGGCCCATGGCACTAAACAGAAGATTACAGACGCATCCGCTAAATCCAGGGACCCGAAGACGGGCAGGAGTGTGAGTGCGGAAGATAAGATCGGTTATATGCGTGCGGTCGTCGAGCAACTCCGCGAGGGGTTGTGGGCGCGTAGCGGCGGCGGTGGAAGCGGGTCTAGCGAAAAACTCCTGCTCATTCGTGCATTGGCACAGTTCGCGGGAAAATCGTTAGAGGCTGCCAGGGACTATATCGACGGCAAGAGCAAAACAGAGCAGGCCGCATTGGCGGCAAATCCGAAAATTCGGGTTATCATCGATAAGATGAGGGAGCAAACCCTCGTGGGCGTGGACTCGGATGAACTCCTGGATGGGTTCATGGGTGACTAGCCGATAGCGTTAGCTAGGGTTTTGTGGCCAGGGAAACCTGGCCATTTTTTGTCCGGGGATGGGTGGAAACCGGGCGAGGGAGGTCGGGGGTAATGCCCATAGGACCGCATAGGAT